ACCGGACTTTGGCATCCTTATTATAGGCTTTAAGTTCGATGATGAAGAAGAAGTAAGGCAAATAGATCTCTTAAGCCCTACGCTCCATGAGAACTACGAAGAACAAAAGGAGCTGATGGAGTTTAGACGTAATCTATATGATCCTGAGGTACTTAAAACTGCATATAACGCAGCATTCGAGAGAACATGTCTCGCTAAATGGTCAGGTCGTGAAATGCCTCCGGAACAATGGTCAGACACCATGGTCCTTGCTTTGGAGCTCGGGCTACCGAGATCACTGGCAGACGTCGGCATGGCTTTAGGACTTCCGGAAGATAAGCTTAAGGATCCGCAGGGTAAGACACTTATCAATTTCTTTTCCAAGCCTTGCAAGGCTACCAAGTCGAACGGCGGAAGAACCAGGAACCTTCCTGAGCATGATCCGGACAAGTGGCAGCTCTACCTTAAGTATAACAAGCAGGACGTTGTTACGGAAAATGAGATAAGAACAAAAATAACTATATATCCCTTCGCAAAGTCAGAGCAGGCGCTTTGGTGCTTAGATCAGAGGATGAATGATAACGGGGTGCGTGTTGACGTTCCTATGGTGGAAAAGATAGTAAGCTACGATGAACACAGAAAAGCAGAGCTCTTGGAAGAAGCCAAGGAACTTACCGGGCTTAAAAACCCTAACAGCCTAGCACAGCTCAAAGTATGGCTTAAGGCGCAGGGCGTAGAGATGGTAAGTGTCACAAAGGATACTATAGCCGCTGCCCTTGGTGGGAATCTTCCGGATAATGTGAGACGTGTATTAGAGATAAGAACTGCTCTGGGTAAGACATCTACAGCTAAGTATTCTACGATGCTCGGAGCTGTATGTGAAGATGAGAGGCTTAAAGGTATCCTGCAATTCTACGGCGCCAACCGCTCCGGGAGATGGGCGGGAAAATTGGTACAGACACATAATCTTGCCAGGAATACACTTCCGGACTTAGATCTTGCGAGAGCTCTTACGGCAGCGGGAGACTTCGACTCGCTTCAGACACTCTTCGGAGAAGCTTCCTTCGTTTTCTCAGAGCTTGTACGTACCGCGTTCATACCATCAGAAGGATGCAGGTTCATCGTAAGCGACTTTGCGGCCATCGAGGCCAGAGTAATAAGCTGGATCAGCGGGGAGCAATGGCGACTTGATGCATTTAAGGCAGGAAAAGACATTTACTGCGAAACGGCTTCCCAGATGTATCACGTACCGGTCATTAAGCACGGGGAGAATGGAGAGCTCCGGCAAAAAGGAAAGGTCGCAGAGCTTGCCTGTGGATACCAGGGCGGCGTCGGCGCTATGAAGCAGATGGATAAGGAAGGTAACATCCCTGAGGAAGAACTACAGGGCATCGTTGATCAGTGGCGGCTTGCTAATCCTAAGGTCGTAAGGCTGTGGAACACATGCGACAGAGCTGCTAAGACGGCCATAGAGGAACACAGGACAGTTAAGATCAGATGCGGGATTAAGTTCTCTTATATTAATGGCAATCTTTTTATCACGCTTCCGGGCGGACGTAAACTCTGCTACTGGGGAGCAAAAATCGGAGAGAATCGCTTCGGTTCTCCGTCAATAGTCTATAAAGGCGTCAATCAAACTACAAGACAGTGGTCAGACGTCGAAACGTATGGCGGAAAGCTTGTCGAGAACATTGTCCAGGCAACTGCAAGGGACTGTCTGGCCGAAGCAATGAAGCGCGTAAGCGCTAAAGGGTACAACATAGTAATGCACGTACATGATGAGATGATCGTAGACGTTCCCGAGGAAGATAAGGACGCGCCGGACATCATAAATGGAATAATGGCGCAGCCTATAGAGTGGGCGGAGGGCCTACCGCTTAAGGGAGATACCTACGAGACCAAGTTTTATAAAAAAGATTAACTGCGCTGACTGTCTTGCCGGACAGTCTTGTGAAAAATGGGAGGTAAGAAATGAGTGCAAAAGAACTTATTGAATATTTACAAGGATATCCGGAGGACAGCAGCGTAAGCTTTATCGTCGGAGATCCAAAAGATAGAAAATTGTATCCGGTCATAAAGATTGGCGGTATTACGGACTGCGAGAATGCAGTGTTAATGCTTGAAGTAGGAAAGCCGGAAGAGATGGAGGAATGCTAATGGGCGCAAATTACATTAAAGCAAAATATGAGGAAGACAATGAGGTCTTTAGAGTGAGAAGACTTAAGGATATCACAGAGGATCATTTCAAGATGGCCTGCGTAGCGGCTATGACAGAAAAGCAGGAAATAAGATGCTTCGCCGGGATACCATCAAGTAATGAATATGTACTGTACGCTGGAAAAGGAAAGTCCTTAGTACAAATCAGATCGTGGAGCGGTATGCTGTCGCTTCATATCGTATCTGAAGGCGGTACCTGGATAGACAGCTCACATATAGAAGGACCGGGAGCTGAGGAAGTATTAGACGAAGCCTGGAGAAGGTTCTTAAGGGCAAAGCCTTTTATAAATAAGACTTTTGACAAATCATTTAAGCCGGCTGAAATAGATATGACCTCTGCCAATAATACAGAATGGGCTAATGTAACAGCCAAATTCTTTGAACTCATGAACGACTATTTTAAAGAGGTAAGCACGGATGAATAAGGATATTAACAAGACGCTTAAGGCTCTTGTGCCGGTACTTCGGATGAACGGCGAAAGAGTAAAGAGCATAGAGGCAGTACAGAACTGGTATCACTTAGACGGCAGGGAATACATGAAGGAAGTCGCAGAGATAACCTACGATAATGGCTATCAGGCATATGCGGATATTGGAGCAGATGCGAACCTTACCGCTTGTTATGACATTCTCGCTGTTATTCAAGATATTAAGCCGAAGAGCTCGAAGATAGAGAGGATCGTGAGAGGTATCTATGATAGAGAATGATTTTCTGATTATTACCTATAACACTTCCGGAGGGCATGGCCAGATGAGGCTATACCTTCCGGAGGTATATAAAAGACCAAGCATCACCTGGACCAATAAACTTTTTAAGGTATTAAAGAACACCGACGCAGATCTTGATGAGATAAAAACTTCTCTCTGGGAGTGGCTTGAGGCAAAATTCCACGACGGCTCTCATCCGGATCCGGAAGACGAAGAGTGGAAGAAGAATATGGCCAAAAGCTATGCGGATGCGCGTCAGATAGCTGCGGATCTTATTCCGAAGATACAAAATAACGAGATCGCGGTTAAGCGGATGGCGGATGCCTGCAAAGGACTTCCTAAGAAAGCGCCTCAAAGAGAAATGCTTAAAAAAGCCAGGGAAGAGCTCAAAGGTCTTAAGGATAAGCAAAAGGCCCATGAACGTAAGGCTAAAGATATCCTTCGCTTCTATGAAGAAAATAAAAGGGACTATGAGAAATGGCTTAAGCTTATAGCCCTGGTTGCAGGAGGTAATTAAATGAGAGCAATAGAGACATATTATAACGGGTACCGCTTCAGGAGCAGACTTGAAGCACGCTGGGCGGTATTTTTCGACAGTCTCCACGTTAAATATGAATATGAACCGGAGGGCTTTGAGCTTCCGGACGGTAGCAGATATCTGCCAGACTTCAGGGTAAAGTGCTTCGGAAAAAGAGGAGACAGGGACCAGAAGCCTTTTGATTTATGGATAGAAGTAAAGGGCAAAATGTCTGCAAAGGACGCTAATAAGATAAGACAGTTCACCGGAATGACAAAAGAGGGAAGACCTATTAAGAATCCGCTGCTTATCGTTAACTGCATACCGGATAGAGGGCATAGCAGTGACTTCGATCTTGGCTCAAGGAGCATGGACGGCTCTGGGCTGTGTCCGTTTAACTATGAAACCATAGACCATGATTATTTTGGCGCATATCCGGCAGCTCATAACGGCCGCTTTTACCTCTGGGGAGATGATGGCAACTATATAAATGCGGACGATGTCGATGCGGTAGAAGCTGCTTACGATAAAGCGCGTCAGGCAAGATTTGAATGGGGGGATCGTTAAATGGCAGCACAGTTAAAAGTACTTCCGGGAGTAAAGCCTGTCAAAGTAAAGCACGACGGCAAAGTGGCTATATCTACCGGAGGCAGCAGATTTGAAAAGAAGTGGCGTAACCAGGAGATAGAATGGTCCGCACTTGTGGCGCGCTTGAGTAAATCCCTTCAGACTAAAGAGACCTATGAGGAATATGTTAAATGGGGAAAGAGCAAAGCCACGAAGGAAAAGCAGGACAATGTTAAGGATGTCGGCGGCTTTGTCGGCGGATACGTGCCAGGCGGCAGACGACTTAAGGGTGTGGTTAAGGAAAGACAGCTCATAACGCTCGATGCGGATCACATGAAGGAAGGCGAAAGCCTGGATGATAAGATGCTTGAAATTGACGGGCTCGACGTTGGCTTTGTGGTTTATTCCACGCACAAGAACACACCAAAAGCTCCAAGGCAGAGACTCATCATCCCTATGACAAGGATAGTATCCGCGGACGAATACGAGGCTATAGCCAGGAAGATTGCAGACAAGATCGGCATCGATCTATTCGACGATTCAACGTATGAAGCTCACAGGCTTATGTACTGGCCTTCGCATAGCTTTGACGCTGAGCCGTTCTTTTACTTTTTTGATGCGGAGTTCCTGGACCCGGATAAGATCTTAAGCGAATACCCTGACTGGACTGACACGAGCTTTTGGGCTTACTCCTCAAGAGTAACTGAGATTAAGAAGCGTGAGATGGATAAGGCCGGTGATCCTTTTGAGAAGCCCGGCGTTATTGGCGCGTTCAATAGGGCTCATCCAATACGCGAAGTGTTAGAGACCACGCTTGCCGATGTATATACGCCCTGCGCATCGCCGGACAGATTTACTTATATAGAAGGCTCAACCTCTGCCGGACTTGTGCTCTATGAGGATGAAGGCTTTGTATATTCCCATCATTCGACTGATCCGGCAGCAGGCCTGTCTAATGCCTTCGATCTTGTGAGGATTCATAAGTTCGGAGAGCTTGACGAAAATGCGGATCCGACCAAGGGCATAACTAAGATGCCAAGTTATAAAGCTATGGTGGATTATGCCAGGGAGGATGAAGGTACAAGACTTGAGCTCGGAAAGGCTGCATCTGAGGAAGCCATAGACTTTGACGACGGCTTTGTCTGGGAAGACGATGAGCCAGAGGATGAGAACTGGAAGAAAAGAATCTCATATAAGAAGGACGGAACTCCGGAAGCTACAGCCAAGAACGCACTCGCTATCTTAGGATACTGTCCGGAGCTTAAGAGCATACGTCTTAATGTAATGAGCCGGATGATAGAAGCAGATCCGGAAGCTCTGCCATGGAAGCGCAGCTCTAAATACTGGCAGAATATCGACTCCGATCAGCTCTATATGTGGATAGCCAATAACCTTAATGTGCAGCTTCCTAAGGAAATCTTTATGATGGCGCTATCTACGGTAGCGAATGCGCGTCAGTTCCATCCGGTTAAAGAATATCTTGCAGCTCTTCCTGAATGGGATGGAGTTGAACGAATAGAAGGAGCTTTGGAGAAGTACCTGGGAGCAGAAGAGTCTACGTATAGTAAGGAAGCACTTGCCAAGGTTATGATAGCGGCCATTGCCAGGGTATACCATCCGGGCATTAAGTTCGACTATATGCTGGTGCTTAACGGTGGCCAGGGAATAGGAAAAAGCACGTTCTTTGAGCACCTGTTTAAGGGATTCTTCTCGGACAACTTATCTATGCTTGATATGAGAGACAAGACCGGACAGGAGAAGCTTCAGGGATACTGGGCGCTTGAAGTCGGAGAGATGGCAGGAATGAAGAAAGCTGATATCGAAAGTGTTAAGAGCTTCATCAGCCGCCAGGAGGATGTGTATCGTCCGGCATACGGAAGAACTACTGAAAAGCACTTAAGGCAGTGCGTCATTGTTGGATCCACAAACTCGGATAGCGGATTCCTGCGAGACATCACAGGCAATAGACGCTTTTGGCCGGTTAAATGTGAAGGCGGCACGAAGGATAAACCGTGGGACCTTGATGCGGATACGGTGGCTATGCTGTGGGCGGAAGCGCTACATAGATACAATGCCGGAGAATCGTTATTGCTATCTATGGAAGCAGAGAGGATGGCAATTAAGGCGCAGAGGGAAGCCCTCGAAGAAGATCCGAGAACGGCGCAGGTGCTTGATTACTTAAATAAGATGATTCCCGAGAACTGGGATAACTTGGATCTCGACACAAGGCTTATGTACCTTAACGGAGATATGGACTATGACAAGGACAAGCTTGTAGAGCGTAAATGCGTATCCAATATCGAGATATGGGTGGAGTGCCTTGGCAAGCGTAAGGAAGATCTTAAGCGGACAGATTCAGACGCGCTTACAGCTTTGATGCTTCGCATCGATGAGTGGGAAAGAACAGGGGCTCAGAAGCGCATATCAATCTATGGTAAACAACGAGTCTATGAACGCACCGAAATGAGTTTTTAGGAACGTGGAACTATTGGAACGGCGTTTCTTGAAGTTTCTAATCGTTAAAAAGTGGAACGTGGAACGGTTGGAACGATGTTTACTATAAGAGGAAATATTAAAAAATTAAGATAAATATAAGCGCGCACGCGCGCGTAGGCGATATATAGGGATTATCGTTCCATATCTCAAGGCGTGTACCCCTCAATATCGCATAAAATAAGGCTTTAGGGGTGGAACGGAACGAGGGTGGAACTAAGGAAAAGGAGGGTAAGTCGTGGACGAAAAAGAAATTGAAAAGATGATAAGGAAAGCAGTTGAAAAACAAAAGGGCAAGTTCCTAAAATTTGTGAGCCCCGGGAATAGTGGAGTACCTGATCGAGTTGCTATCTTCCCGGGAGGCGAGATCTGGTTCCTTGAGCTTAAGAAGGATGGAGGCGTTGCAAGACCTCTTCAGAAGAAGTGGCAAAAGATACTTAAAGGGCTGGGCTGCCACGCGGCAATAATCGAAGGCAAGGCCGAGGCTAAGGAATGGATCGAAAAGCATAGGTGGTGGTTCTATGGAATTTAAGGCGCATGGCTACCAGGAAAAAGCGATAGAAAAGATCCTGCATCAGAAAAAGGTCGGACTCTTCTTGGATCTTGGCCTTGGTAAGACAATTATCACGCTTACAGCGGTCAACTGTCTTTTGGAGAACTTCGCCATATCAAAATGCCTGGTCATAGCACCGAAGCTTGTGGCCGAGAACACTTGGAGCACGGAAGCAGCGAAGTGGAATCACACTAAGGGTATGGTGGTCTCCAAGATCATAGGTAGCAGGGCAAAAAGAGAAAAGGCACTTGAGGAAGATGCGGACATATATGTTATAGGCCGGGATAACGTCGTATGGCTCGTAGAGTATCTGGGAAAAGATTGGCCCTTTGACATGGTCGTTATCGATGAGCTTTCGTCTTTTAAGAATCCGCAGGCCAAAAGGTTCAAAGCACTTAAGCGGGTTATGTCTAAGGTTGATAGAGCTGTTGGTCTTACCGGTACTCCATCGCCTAACGGCTTGATGGACCTGTGGGCGGAGATTTACCTTCTCGATCAGGGTGAGAGGCTTGGACGGACTATAGGAATATACCGTCAGGCATACTTTAAGCCGGCAGTTATGAATGGCTTTGTTGTGTACAAATGGGCGGCAATGCCGGGAGCCCAGAGAAGAATTGAAGAGCTGATATCTGATATCTGCATGAGCATGAGCGCAGAGGACTACTTGGATATGCCGGATAGATTGGATAATGAGATTACCATAAAGCTTCCGGATAAGCAGATGGCAGAATACAGACGAATGGAAAGGGATCAGCTTATCGAGATCGAAGATAAGGAGATTGTGGCCATGAATGCAGCGGCAGTTATGACCAAACTCTTGCAGATGGCCAACGGAGCTGTCTATTCAGAAGATGGAAGCGTGGTAAAGGTCCATCCGTATAAGCTTGATAAGCTTGAAGAGATAGCAGATGTTACGGACTCGCCGATACTTGTCTTTTATTCATACAAGCATGATCTTGAAGCGATACAGGGAAGATTCCCTGAGGCGAGGATCCTTGAAGGATCCAAAGATATCGAAGCTTGGAATGCCGGGAAGATAAAAATGCTGCTGGCGCATCCTGCATCCGTGGGATACGGGCTTAATCTACAAAGTGGCGGTCATGTAATCGTATGGTATGGACTTACATGGAGCTTGGAGCTTTACCAGCAGGCCAATGGAAGACTTCACCGGCAAGGGCAGCAGGAGACTGTTGTTATACATCACTTAATAGCCGAAGGTACGGCGGATGAACAGGTGATGCGAGCTCTTAAAGCAAAGGACACATCGCAGAGTGCTTTGCTTCGGGCTCTTAAAGAAAGGAGGACGCTGTAATGAAGAATACCTTAACAGATTTGAATAATTATTTATTTGAGCAGCTTGAGAGAATTAACGACGATGAGCTGAGTCCGGATGAGCTGGAGCGAGAGCTTCAGAAGACGGACAGCATCGTTAAGATCTCAGAGAAGATCATAGAGAACGGAGAGCTTGCTTTTAAGACTATGAAGCATATGGATGATTATGGCTATATCACAAACAGGTCAGCAGACGTGATACCGCCTATGCTTACGACGGGGGGGGGACTGGTAGATAATGGCAGTGTGGAAATATCCGCAAGAGGTTGAAGACTTTGTAAGAGAGTGGAGCCCGAAAATGCGAGACCAAGAGCTTGCGGTTAAGGTTAATGAAAAATTCGGGACGCAGTTTACAGCTTCGAGCATAAAAGCATACAGAGGAAACCACGGTATCCGGAACTATCAGAAGCAACTATCGAAGGAAGAATACTGGAAGTATCAGACGAAATATCCCCAAGGGATGTATGAATATATCCGGGATAATTCCTGGGGAGTCAGTTCTAAAGAGATGGCCGAAAGAGTCAAGGAGCTTTTCGGCTATGAGATGACACCTACCTGCATGAAACAGTTTAGACAGCGCCATGGTATCAAGTCCGGCGTTACGGGATGGTATCAAAAAGGGCATCCGCCAGGAACCAAGGGCAAGACCTTGGAAGAGATATGCAAGAATGATCCTGAGAAGCTGGCAAGGGTAAGAGCCACGCAGTTCAAAAAGGGAGAGCGTCCTGTGAATGAGCTTCCTGTTGGAGCTATAGTGGTTAACTCTGACGGGTACAAGCTTCGCAAGAAGCAGATGGAAGGAACTCTCTGGGAGCGATGGGAGTTCTTACATAGGGCAGTTTGGGAAGAGCACAACGGGCCTATTCCGGAGGGAATGGTTGTAACCTTTAGGGATAGCAACAGACTGAATTGTGATATCGAGAATCTTGTGCTAATCACAAAAGGGGAAAACTGCACGCTTACCAGACTGGGGCTAAGGTCAGAAGATCCGGATCTTACGGATGCTGGCATAGCACTTGTGAAGCTTAAGCAGGCAGCAGCCAAAAGGAGGAGGAAAAAGAAAACATGAAAAGAGTCTATATTTCCGGTCCTATTACGGGCATAGATGGGTATAGGGATAATTTTAAGAACGCGGCCAGCGTGATCAGATCAAAAGGCTTTGCCGTTATAAATCCCGCCGAGATATGCGAGGTAATGCCGGAGGATGCAAAATATGAAGAGTATATGAGCATCTGCGTTCATGGCCTGCTGCCTTTGGCTGATTATGTGGTACTTCTTCCAGGGTGGGAAAAGAGCTGCGGAGCCAATAGAGAGTATGGCTGGGCTATGGCGATGGATCTGATCGTTATAGAGCTTGATGCTTTTATCAAGGATGAAAAGGAGGGCGTTTTAAGTGAATGAGGCAGAAGAGTTATTTAAGAATATCAGGTATATCCGCAGGGAGATATACATACTGGAGCGGAAGCAGGCGAACATAAGGGAGTCAATGCTGCCGAGCGGAATAAGATATGATAAGGATCAGGTTCAGACATCGCCAGAGGATCCAATGCTTAAATTCGCCGAGCGTATATCGGAAGCCGAGGAACTAAGACAGCAAAGGATAGTGAAGCTTAGAGAAGATAGCGCCCTGGCGCAGAGGATCCTTAACGATATGCCTACGGCAAAGTATCGAATGCTTCTGGAGCTGCGATACATAGAAGGGGGTATCGACTATAGATACTCATGGTCAGAGATAGCCTTCGAGATGAACTATGTAGAGGACTATGTTCGTAAGGAGCTGTATCAGGAAGCTATAGCGGAGGCACAGAAAATATACGATGAATTAAAAACCCCAGTTTCCCCCCTTTAGTCTGTGATATACTGTAGGCGTCAGAATATGGAATGAACGAAGGCGCTTATACGGGCGCCTTTTCGTATGGGGTGATGGCTATGGCTGATAGTATGGAGATCAAGGTCGATAACCTTGAGGAAGTTTTATCCGGACTGGATAAGAGAAAAGAATATGTGGCCAAGGCTGTTAACTCTACTTGCAGAGACTTTAAGTCGAGAGCCCCGGCATGGATATCTAAGGCCGTGACTGCTGAGTATACCATTAAGGCGTCTGAGGTTAAGGGCGCTTTAACCGGTAAGCATAACGTAGGCAAGATAAGCATAGGGGGTATTAAGCTGGATGATATACAGCTTGAGTATAGCGGTAGGGTGCTTACCCTGTCCCACTTCAGGTATACTCCTAAGAAGGAGGCGGCCCTGGGGAAGGGGAAGGGGATCATCCCGGGACAGTATACATCTGCCGGACGACCTGTGGTATTCGCTTTCCAGCGTAAGAAGAAAGCCATAAAGGTTGAGGTACATAAAGGACAGAAGGTCTCCCTATCCGGAAGGTACAAGACTACTCCCTTCATTGCATCTATGAATGGATCTCCAATGATGCCATTCCAGAGAAGAGGAGAAGCAAGGACGGATATCGAGAGCTTCAGATCTGTATCAATTCCGCAGATGATAACGAACGATAAAGTTGCTGAAGACATTAACGAAAGAATCAGCGCAGGTTTAGCAGGAAGATTGCAGCATCATCTTGAAAGATACTCGAACGTGTGAGCGTAGGTACTGGGAAAGAATCCAAAATAGCTGCGGTGCTGGCGAG